CCAGGTACAGATGGTGATGATGGAACTCCAGGTAATGATGGAAACCCAGGTCCTCCAGGTCCTGCTTCTACCGTTGCTGGTCCTCCAGGTCCAGATGGTCCTCCTGGTCCTCCAGGTCAAGATGGTGATGATGGAACTCCTTCAACCGTACCAGGTCCTCCAGGTCCTTCAGTTACTGGTCCTCCAGGTGCTACTGGTGCTCCAGGTCAAGCGACTGCGATTGGAATAAAACCAACAATAGATAAAACAGCTTCTTCAAGTGGTTGGGTTTATACGCAAAATGATACACGATGTGATTATGCTGGTGTAGTTAATGATCATAGAGATATTAAGTGTCAGAAATTAGATAACGATACAATCTATGAATTTAGAATACATGCCAATGCATCTGGTGGTCATTGGGGATGGTATATAAGTGATGATAATACAATAGGAACTGAAGGTGTTACTGCAATAAGTGGTGGTAATATTAATACAGCATTAAATTCCAATCATCCAAATGATAATTGGATAGGAATGGGTGATGGTAGTAATAATATTGTAATGAATCAGGGATTTGATTGGACTACTCATGCTCAAACAGAAAAATTATCCAGTATAAATTGGAGTAATAATCATCATGTTGTGATTGATATGCCACAGCGTAAGGTGTGGATGAAGAGTATTGATGAATATGGCAACAGTGAAGGGGAATGGTATGTTTATACTTCTGGTGTAGGTGGAACATTTAATAGAGCTGATCCAGTTCGTCCAGATAGTGCTCCAACTTTCTTCTTAAGAGAGGATGGAGATATGGGATCTCTTTCTGGAGATTATTATTTCAACATGGCAGTCTATGTTGGTAATCAGGGATGGATTGAGATAACAGATATACCACAAACAGAATCTGTATTCCGTAATACTGGTGGACCTCCAGGTAATCAAGGTAATATAGGTAATCCTGGACCTCCTGGTCCTCCAGGTACGGATGGTGATGATGGTAATGATGGAACTCCAGGTGGAGAAGGTCCTCCAGGTCCTGCTTCTACCGTTGCTGGTCCTCCAGGTACACCAGGTACACCAGGTACAGATGGTGATGATGGAACTCCAGGAACTCCTTCAACTGTAGCAGGTCCTCCAGGTCCAACAGGACTTTCTGGAGCAAGAAATTTTAATGTAGTTAATAGTGGGGCAAGTTCATATACTATTGATGGTGTAGGTAGTAATCCAACCGTAGAATTATTAAGAGGATTTACGTATACCTTTACAGTAAGTGCTAGTGGACATCCATTTTGGATTAAAACATCTGCAACCACTGGAACTGGAAACGCATATACTAGTGGAATAACAAATAATGGAACTCAATCAGGTGTAATTACTTTTACTGTTCCTAGTAATGCACCAAGTACTCTTTATTATATCTGCCAATATCATGGTGGTATGACGGGAACTATTTCTATAACAGATGAAGGACCTGCTGGTCCTCCAGGTCCTCCAGGTCCTGCTTCTACCGTTGCTGGTCCTCCAGGTCCTCCAGGTACAGATGGTGATGATGGTAATGATGGAACTCCTTCTACTGTTGCTGGTCCTCCTGGTCCTCCAGGTACAGATGGTGATGATGGAACCCCTTCTAGTGTAGCAGGACCTCCTGGTCCTCCAGGTACAGATGGTGATGATGGAACTCCTTCTACTGTTGCTGGTCCTCCTGGTCCTCCAGGTACGGATGGTGATGATGGTAATGATGGAACTCCAGGAACTCCTGGTGGTACAGGTCCTGCTGGTGTTCCTTCTGGATCGGTTATGTTATTTGTTCAGGGTAGTGCTCCTACTGGATGGACAAAACAAACATCAAATAATAATAAAGCACTCAGAGTTGTAAGTGGTTCTGGTGGTGGTGGCGGCGGTAGTAATTCATTTACTAGTGTGTTTTCTAATCAATCTATAAGTGTTAGTGGATCTGGAAGTGCTAGTGGATCTACAAGTAGTGATAATTCTGGATCTGTATCTATTAGTGTTAGTGGTACTACAGGAAATACTGGTAATCCTACTACAACCCAATATCTGAATGTAGTAACTGATGATCATGTTATGTACAGTGGAGAAGTAGCGGCTCACGCTCACTCATATCATGCTCCTCTTGGTACTTCTGGTGGTCAGTATGGTATTACAGATACTTTAAATGCTGGTTCTTCAGGAACTCCTAGTGTTTCTAGTACTGGTTCAAACCAATCTCACCATCACGCAATATACTTACATCCATTAGGAAATCACCAACATGGTGGTGCATCCTTCTCTGGATCTGGTAGTGGTTCTCCTAGCGATCACAGTCACACTTTCAGTGATAGCATATCTGTCAGTAGTTCTGGTACTGTTGACTTGCGAGTTCAGTATGTTGATGTTATAATATGTTCTAAGGACTAAATTTATTATGAAAATTGAATCTGGTAAATATTGTCCTTTAATTAAAAAGGATTGTATTGGTTTACAATGTGCTTGGTTCACTCAAGTTCGTGGTATGAATCCTCAAACTGGTCAAGAAGTTGATGAATGGGACTGTGCTGTTAAGTGGGTTCCTATGATGTTGATTGAAAATACTCAAATGCAAAGACAAACTGGTGCTGCTATAGAATCTTTTAGAAATGAATCTGTAAAAGTCAGTTTACAGGCACAGGAGATATATAAAGAAGAACTGAAACAGAAATTAAGTCAACCAAGAGAAATGAAAAACATAAGTGGAGGTATAGAAAATGACTAAGTTAACGATTGTTGCCGAAGATAATATGATTATCTTGGATAACGAGGCTGTTAAATTTACTTACACTGATATTTCATGGATACCTTCTAATGTATGGGCGGTTCAATGGGATAGTGAAAAGAATGGTGGTGAAGGTATAATAGAATATAGACGAGAAGCAGAGAAAGGACAAGATAAGATTACTAGTTTGGGAATATATTCTCAGGCAATTACAGATCATGCTTCTGAAAAAACTGCGATTGCTAATGCTGCGGAAGCAGCAAGAAATCATTTGGATGAAGTAAAGAATTATAGAAATATTATGTTAATTCAGTCTGATTGGACTCAAGGTAATGATTCTCCATTGAGTTCTAGTAAAAAAACTGAGTGGGCAACATATCGTCAGGGACTAAGAGATGTTCCAGCAACTATAGCAGCAGATTCTAATCTAACTGCAAAAGCAATGGCAGATGACTTTACACATTCTAGTTGGCCGACAAAACCTTCGTAATTAATTAATATTATTGGTATACATTATGAATGATCTGATACAACTTATAAAAATTTTAGAACCAAATGAACTAAAATATATCAATGATTATATTGATACCTTAGAGTTTAGTGATTGTAAGGTTTTTTCAGCAGTAGGGAAAAACTATGTTAATAATGATATTAGATCGAGTAGTGGATTAACATTGGATGATAATACCAAAGGAACTATTCTATTACATCAACGTATTAATTCTGGTCTAGAGTCTTACTATAAAAAAGTTTCTTCAATACATAAAAACTTTTCATATTATCCAGTTCCTTGTGGAGTAGGAACTAAATGTTGGAGAGAGTCAATACAAGTATTGGAATATCAACCAGGACAAAAATATATATTTCATCATGATGCTGCTACTGATAAGAAATTAATTGAATATGAAAGAAAAATAAGTGTTATACTGTATTTAAATGAAGGATTTGAAGGTGGTGGAACTGAATTTATACACGCAGCGTTGAAACCTAAACCAGGATATGCTATAATGTTTCCATCTAATTGGTGTTATCCTCATGCTGGTCAGGAAGTGATCAGTGGTAAAAAAAGGATAGCAGTTACTTGGTATTATGTTGATCACGCTTAACCATTATGGATCCAGAAACATTTGTAGAAAAAGTTATCATTGATGTTTGTTCTAAAAGATTCAAACTTTATAGTGATCAAGGTGAAGTTAGACATGTCAATTGTGAAACAACTCAACAATTTATGGATGTGTTGGAAGTAGTCACTAACCAAGCAGACTCAAGTATTATTGAATATGCTGAGATAACAGTGAATTAATCGCAGCTAAATAGAAACATAGAAATCTTTTGGCCAGAAGTATAAGAAGATGCCTTTAAATAAGTTAGAGAATTTTATAAAGAACACTGAAGGACGTATTCTTTATGTAAATCCAAATGACCTTGATGCGACAGACGGTATTGAAAACGAAGGTAATTCGTTAACAAAACCGTTCAAGACTATTCAGAGGGCATTAATAGAATCAGCAAGATTTTCATATATTGAAGGAAACGATAATGATATTGTTGAGAAGACAACTATATTATGTTTTCCTGGTGAACATTTAATTGATAATAGACCAGGACATGGTATTAAAACTGTAGCAGGAGATGCTAGAGCAGTACCAGCAACTTCTGTTAACGGAGCTCCATTGACTGAAGGAGCAACAGAAACTTTTGGATTAACTCTTAATTCAAATTTTGATTTAACACAGGAAAATAATATACTTTATAAGTTTAACAGTGTTCATGGTGGAGTTGTTATTCCTCGTGGAACTTCATTAGTTGGACTAGATTTAAGAAAGACAAAAATAAGACCTAAGTATGTTCCAAACCCAACAGATCCCAATGTTCCAGATTCATCAGTATTTAAGATAACTGGTACATGTTACTTCTGGCAGTTTACATTATTTGATGGTGATGAAAATACTACAGTATATACTGATAATACTGATTTTGGATTAACAAATAGATCTAAACCTACATTCTCACACCATAAGTTAACATGTTTTGAATATGCTGATGGTGTTAATGTTATTGGTGACTATGGTTTAACTGATCTACAAGTATACTATAGTAAGTTATCAAACGCATTTAACAGAGCATCTACTAGAGAAGTTAGATTTAAATTCCCTACACATCCAGATGATTTTGCTCCAGTAAGACCTGAATTTGAAATAGTTGGTGCTTTTGCTACAGATCCTCTTTCTATTAGTAATATTATCTCTGGTGATGGTGCTACTGCTGGTAACATTGTAACTGTTACTACAGAACTACCTCATAACTTTAGTAGTGGAACTCCTATAAAAATTAAGGGAGTTAGTGCTCTAGATTATAATATATCCACAAAAGTTAAGACTGTAATTAGTGATACTAAGTTTACCTACTTATTACCGTTTGTAAGATCAACACTACCTGCTGGTCCTAGTTCTGGTTTAGGTTTTGGTGATGCTGAAGTTCTAGTTGAAACTGATACTGTAACAGGTGCTTCACCATATATCTTTAACTGTTCATTAAGATCAGTTTGGGGTATGCAGGGTATGCATGCTGATGGTAATAAAGCAACTGGTTTCAAATCTATGGTTGTTGCCCAGTTTACTGGTGTATCACTACAGAAAGATGATCGTTCTTTTGTTAAGTTTAACAAAACTAGTAGAGAATATGTGGGATTAACACCTGCTGTTCAAAGAGGTGAGATACTAGCATCCAAATCATCTTCTACGAATATAGATCAGGTATTTCATTTAGATTCTGGTTGTGTTTATAGACCAGAATGGGAAACAACTCACGTAAAAGTTTCTAATGATGCTGTTATACAGATAGTTTCTGTGTTCGCTATCGGATATCATACTCATTTCAATATGTTATCTGGTGCTGATGCCTCAGTTACTAACTCTAACTCTAACTTCGGTCAGTTTGCTCTTTGTGCTGATGGATTTAAGAAGGAATCGTTTGATAAAGATAATAAAGGTTTTATAACTTCTATTATTACTCCAAGAGCGATTGTTACTAAAGAAGATGCTGTTGATTGGCTTCAACTTGATAAGTCAGCAATATCTCAGATACTTAATTCTCCTAATAATAGTGTACCTTATCCAGGACGTTTATATCTATTAGGAAATAAAAATAAGTTCTCGCCACCATCAGCAATTGCTCAGGGATTTAGAATCGGTGCTAAGAAAGGTGAAAAGTTATATCTATCTGGTGCTACTCCATATGAAGCATCTATTGTTATGTCTAATGGGGCATTAACTGCTACAACAGATACTTCAGAGAAATCATATACAGCACTTCATTCAAATCCAGAAACTAATGTTAATCCTGCAAAGTATACAATAAGTACTGGACATAATCTTGCTAATGGTGAATCAATAAGAATAATATCTGATAGTGGTAAGTTACCTCAAGGATTAGATGCTCACAAAGTATATTATGCTATTACTAGTGATGCTTCTAATAGTGGTTTGGCTAATAATGAGATTAGAATTGCTTCTTCTAGAGCAAATGCTGAGTTAACTAATCCAGAATTTATTAGAACTTCATTTACTGTAGCAGAAGGTACAGTTAACATTGTTAGTAGAGTATCTGATAAGAATCCTGGAGATCTTGGACATCCAGTTCAGTTTGATGAAGCAACATATTCTATTACTAGAGGATTATCTGGTTCTCAAACAACAACTACAGAAAATGGTGGATGGTTTGTTCATATTGATACAACTGGAGATACAATTACTTCTGTCTTAAAAGATAATACTTTTAGTGATGATGATAATGTACCTATTCCATATATTCTTAGAAGAACTGATGATAGAAGTTTAGATGAGAAACTTTATAAGGTTAGATATGTAATACCTAAAGAGATTAAAGGTGCTAAAGATCCAACAGATGGATTTATCCTTCAAGAATCAAGTTCTACTGGTGCTGTTGCTAATACTGATTTTACGATTCCGAATGATCCGACTGGAATACTAACAGTTAATGATTATGAATTCCAGAAGAATCCTAGATTCATAACAACTATATCATATGATAATAACACTAAGATAGCAACTGTTAGATCTGATAAATCTCATGGTTTAAAAGTAGGAAACCGAGTTACTGTTAAGCATGTCACTACATCAACTAACCCTACTGGTGTATCTGATAAAGAATTTAATGGCAATTTCATTGTAGATTCTGTAGATAATGATAGAATCTTTAAGTATAAAGTTGTTGAACTAATTGATAGTTATTCTCCTACAGGTGCTGATATTGTAGTTGGAACTATTAATATTAATGATGGTGATGGAACAAATGTCAGATCGGTTACTCTTCCAAGATTTGAAAGGAACGATACGAGAGAGAATCTATATGTTTATAGATCTGAAGTAATTACTTCTTATGAAGAGGGAGTTCAGGATGGTATTTACCATCTATTCGTATTGAATGGTAACAACAGTGCTGATGGTGTATTTGCCTTTAAGAAGTATAATCAGAGTATCACTGATCTTTATCCACAACATGATAGAGATAATCCTGAAGACAACCCACAGGAAGCAAAAACATATGCAAAACTTGAACCAATTGGTTCTGTAGTAACCAATGATCTTAAGAAGAGTATTACTAGAGAAACTTCTAACATATTCTTATCAACATTTGGGGTATCTAATGTTATTACATCTGCTAATAATTCAGCAAATAGTACTTCTATAGCATTAGATGGATCTCATGGATTAAATGGTATTAGATTCTATGATGGAACAGTAACTGGAACTGGTACTTTTACAAATAGTACACCTAATGTTCCATATCAAAATATTAAACTATTTGATGATCAATCACAACCTTCATCTGCTAATTGGAAAGGAGCAACGGCTCAAGTAAAAGTTACTAGTGCTGGAATTGTTCAGAATACTGGTCAAGTAATAACGGATAGTATTAAAATACAGGATGGTGGTGCTGGATATAAAGTTGGAGATACTTTATACTTTGATAGTTCACAGGTAGGTGGATTAAAAGGAACACCATCTCAATATATTACTTTAGAAGCAAAGCATATTGCTTCTGTTACTAATAATTATGTCCAAGTAACTGGTATTACAACAGCTACTGATGGATATTTCATGATTAATGAAGTATCAAGTGAGAAATCAATAACTGTTCATAAGAGTAGTGCTGATACTATCTACACTGGACAGCAAATTATTGATATGGGTCCTGCTGCAGAGGTTAGTTCTGGTACTGCCCCTACTGAGTCTGGAAGTGGATTAACTAAATCAACTACCTTTACCACTGTCAAAGCACATGGTATGTTGAAAGGTAATAAGTTTAGAATACTTAGTGCCACATATGAAAATCTTGGCGATTTTGTTGTAGAAGAAGAAACAGCATATAATGTTTTTAGTGCTACAACTGGAGAAACAACAGGATTAGTTGCTAACGCTAAGTATATCCTTAAGCATGGATTATCTGCTCATGATGCCGTTTCTGGTAAGTCTGCAGAAAATCTTGGTGTAAGATCATTATCTCTTGGTGATCATGATGTAATGATTACTAATGAGTTGGTTGCTCCTAGTATTTCTGAATTTAAGGTAAATCTATATGATGAACCAACATTTGATACAACAGTTCAAGAATCAATACAGACTAAGTTCCCAATAGGATCTTATATTCAGATTGATAGTGAGATAATGAGGGTGAACAAGAATGTTCTCGGTGGTACATCAAATGATAAGATATCTGTTATTAGAGGTGTTTTAGGATCAAATATACAAGAGCATGAAAATAAATCTATAATTAAAAAGATTAAACCTATAGCAATGGAGGTTCGTAGACCTTCTATCTTAAGGGCATCTGGTCATACGTTTGAATATCTTGGTTATGGTCCAGGTAACTATTCAACTGGTCTTCCTCAAATATCTGATAGAACTCTTACTGAAAGAGAAGAGTTCCTAGCACAGTCACAAGAAACTTCTTGTGGTACTGTTGTTTACACAGGTATGAATGATAAGGGTGATTTCTATATTGGAAACACTAAGATCTCAGCAGATAGTGGACAGCAGACTACATTTGATATTCCAATTCCAACTGTAACGGGTGAAGATCCAAGTAAGTTGAGTGTTGTATTTGATGAAGTAATCATTAAAGAGAGATTACTTGTTGAAGGTGGTAGTTCTAAACAGATTCTATCTCAGTTCAATGGTCCTGTAACCTTTAATGGTATTAGTAGATTTAACAATTTACTTCAATCTCAAACAATAAAGGTTGGAACCAGTCATACTGTTTACATAAACAATGATGATGTTGAATCAGAATCAAACTATAGTGATATAGTATGTGGATCAACATTAAAAGGTGCTCTCCAAGTTAAAGGTGGAGCAAGTATTGGTAAAAACCTCAATATTTGTGGAAAATTAGGTGTTTTAAATAATGAAGATTCAACAAGTACTGTTACTGGTGCTGTTAGAGTAGCAGGTGGAGTTGGTATTGGTGGTGCTACACATCTTGGCAGCACACTCAACGTAGCTGGTACGATTACAGCAACAAGTGGAATAAATTTACCTGATAATGCCAAACTATTATTTGGTGATGATGGGGATATGGAATTGTTCCATGATGCCACAGACTCATTCCTAACAAATAATACAGGAACACTCAAAATTAAGAGTGGAACTAATAGTGGTGAGCATATTGAACTTTATGCTGGTTCTGATGTTGCAATAAGAGCATTAAACACTGTAGGTGCAACCGCAGTAGAGTTGATGTTTAATGGTGGAAATAGATTAAAAACTTTAGATGGAGGAGTTAGTGTTACTGGACAGTTAGATGTTACTCAGGATATTATTGCCTTCACTGCTTCAGATCATAGATTGAAGAATAATATAACACCTATTAAGAATCCACTAGAAAAAATTGTTTCAATTAGTGGTAATACTTTTGTGTGGAATTCTTCTTCAAATAAAGAAGGTAAAGAGGACACTGGTTTGATAGCACAGGAGATTGAAGGACTGGGACTTCCTGGTTTACATACTATCAGAGAAGATGGTACTCATGCTGTTGCTTATGAAAAAGTTGTTCCTCTTCTAGTTGAAGCAATTAAGGAATTAACTGATAGACTTGAAGGATTAGAGCATGATCTGAGGTTCAAGAAATAAAGACAAAACTAACTCATAAATAGTAAAAAACATATCTCAGATGGCGAATATCAAGAAATCATTTAATTTCCGTAGTGGTGTTCAAGTTGACGATGATAATTTAGTCGTTAATCAATTAGGAGCAGTTGGTATAGGAACTACAGTTCCTACTGAACTATTGGAAGTTTATGGTGGTAATATAAAGACATCTGGAAGTGTAACTGGTATAAATGCTAATTTCACTTCAATTACAGCAACTAATTTAACAGTTGAGAATACCAGTATGACTGGTTCTGTTAGTGGATCAGGTGTTAATATAGGAAGTCCTGTTGGTATTATAACTGCTGAAAGTGTATCTGGATTAGTTACTTATTATGGGGATGGGCAATACTTACAAAATATTCCAACATCTCAGTGGGTTGATAAAGATGCTGGATTGGGATTTATTAGCATATATTCTGCAGGTAATGTAGGTGTTTCAACTGATGATCCTAGATATGATTTTCAAGTTGGTGGTAATAATAACGTAAATGCCTTTGAGAAAGGAGTTGGTATTAATTCTGAGGGTGGTATTGTAGCAACTGGTGTTGTTACTGCTACAACATTTAAGGGAAGTGTTATTGGTGATATTACAAGTGTTCAATCTAATATCACACAGGTAGAATCAACTAATATTAATACTAGTGGTATTGTTACTACATCAAATCTTCATGTAACTGGAATAGTAACAACATCTTCTATTGATGGTGTAAGTGTTATTAGTTATCCTCATGGAGCAACTACAACTTTAAATGTTACTGTTGCTGATAAGACTGTTAATCACAGATATTCTGGTCAAGGTAATGCTAAAGGATATTATATTGATGGAAGAGAGTCTCCGACATTAAGTTTTACCGCAGGTAGAACTTATAGATTTGATATAAGTGATAGTAGTAATACTTCATACGCACTTAGATTATATTATGATGAAGCAGCTACTAAGGTTTATTCTGATCAGGTTTCATTTGTTGGTACTGAAGGAACTGCTGGATCATATTTAGAAATAATAATTTCAGAAGGTACACCTCAAAAATTATATTATCAAGCATCTTCTGGTGCTCAGTTAGTTGGTAATTCTATTATTACTAATTCTACTGGACAAGTTAATAATTTAAATGTTGTTGGTATTCTTACTGCTACAAGTATAGAAGGTAATATAACTGGTAATGTTTTAAGTGGAGTATCTACAATTACTCAAGTAAATTCTACAAATATACAAACGACGGGTATAGGAACAATTACTAGATTAGATTCTACTAATTCTAATCTTGGGATTACAACTATAACAACAGGACAGGTTTATAATAAACTAGGAATAGGAACAGATAAATCTAATCCTCAGAAGATTCTTGAGATTTCTTCAGTTGGAATTTCAACAGTTGAGATTGTTGGTAAAGAGAGTGCAGAAATAACTCTAGGTCAAAATTATAATGGTATTGTTAGTATTGGTGAAAGCACTGCTTATATGAGATTTGGATCTACTCCAAAATCATTTGAATTAGTTAATGGAGATCTTGGTGATTTTAATTCATATATTCATGCTGCTGCATTTACTGGTATCAATACTGGAGGATTCAACTGGATATATGGTCAAGGAAATTCTAAGTTAATGACACTTTCCTATAAGGGACATTTAGGAATAAACAATCCAGATCCAAAGGTACAATTAGATGTAATTGGAGTATCTACATTTACTGGAAGTGTAAAGGTTGTTGGTAATTTAGAAATTGATGGTGGTAGTTTAATTGGTGGCAACATATCATATCCAGACGTAATAACTGAGACTACAATATACAATCAAACTGGAATATCTACTTTCTTTGAACTTGATGTTTTCAATACAGTAGAAACAAATGCGATTGCTATCGGAACAAGTCGTGAAAATATTATTGAAGCAGGAGCAATAGATGCTCAATTTAGTAGAGCATTTGTTTCTGCTCTTGGTATAGGAACTAATGTTACTCCATCAACTTTAACTGTTTCTGGTTCTATTTCTGCTTCGGGAAGTGTTGGAATTGGAACTACTATAGCAACTTCTGGTGCTGATTTCGCAAGAGCAGGAATACCAATAACAAGATTTATGAAACTTCCACAAATTACTAGTACTCAGAGGGGTAATTTGGTTGCTTTGGAACCAGGATCAGTAATATGGAATAGTACAACATCTCAAATACAATATTATGATGGGTCATCTTGGAATGCTTTAACATAGAGGATAATTAGTTGACATATAACCAAAAAACATTCCCCGATAATATAAAGAGAGTCCATGCTACTGGAGATACTTCAATAGAGACTGCTGGACCTTACTTTGTAGGAAGTAATCCAATTAAGTTTAGTGATATTGGTAGATATTTTCAAGATATTCCATATCAGACTGGAGATCCCGTAAGAGCATCTGATTATTTTAGAAATACTGATGATACTCAAACTAATGTTAATGTTCCAAATGCTACTGAAAATGAATTTGAATCTGATAAAACAACTGCTAAGATAGCTGGTGATGATTATTCTGGAACAAATAAAACATTTTCTGGTAATGGAACTAACCTTAGTATAGAATCTTTTAGAGGATCAATTAAAAGATATTATGCCACTCTTGAAAGTGGTACATATCAAAATTATAGTATGGGTAGATGGTCTGGTTCTCAGGGTATTGATTGGGATAATAGAAATCATAGAGATACTACTAGTAGATCTGATGGTAATTTAATCAGAAATGTTGCGAAAGCAATTTTTATAAATGGAACATGCTATTCAGATTCTATAGGAACAAACGGATCTCAAGGATCTTTGGTGAGTGGTGAGTTTGATAAACTACCAGGAGCTGGTTTAGTAGAACCATCGCTATCAGTCTATAATTTTCTAATTTATGTAAATGGTGAGATATATGGATCTGGAGGATTGGGTGGATATAGATCAACAGGAGCACAGGGAACAAGTGATCCAGGTAAACATGGTGGAACTGCCTTAAAGATTAAACATACTGGAGCTACAACCTTTGTTTACATTGACTCAAATGGTAAAATTTGGGGTGGAGGTGGAGGTGGTGAATCTGGAGGTATGGGTGATCCAGGTGCTGCAGGAAGTTGTGGAGAATCTTGGACACAAACAATGACAATGAGTTTCTGCCCTATAGATTCTGGTGGTGGATATGTTTTATCGTCAGGTTGTCCTGCAGGATGGGATAGTTCTGGATGGTCTGGTGATTCTTCTCCATGTGCTTTCAGAACAGATCCAGTAACAGGAGAACAAACAGTTAGGGCATACAGTCAATCTGTAACTTGTTCTAGAGATGCGTCTGCTGATTATGGTAGTTCTAGTACTCCAGTTCAAGGTATTGGTGGTGCTGGTGGAAATGGTTCTGGATATAATCAGAGTAGAACTGATGGAATTGATGGAACTGATGGAACTGCACCATCATGTAGTTCTGGTAGTTTAAGTGGTGGTAGACCTGCTGGTGATGGTGGTAAAGGTGGTGATGGTGGTGATTGGGGAAGACCTGGTGGAAACACAGATGGGAAAACTGGTGATGCTGGAAATGGTGGACCAGCAATTTGTGGATCTCCATTCCTAGCACAAGGAACTATAAATGGAAATACTCTTAAAGGAAAATATGATGGAGAATGCGATGGAACGAATCAAACAATTCAACCTCTACCAAATCCTAATCCACCAGATGTAGTAATAACAAAATATCCAAGTTATGCGAGATTTAACTATACTGGAATGAAATTAATGGTTACTGCTCCACCAAATTCTAATTTTACTTTCAGAATGAAAACGGTACATTTTGATCGGGATTCAAATTTTGATAATGTTCCATTTTCAAGTGTCCAAATTAAAGATCTAAATGGTCAGGTTGAAGGTACTTTAGAAAGAAATCTAGATGGTAGTAAAGTAGGAGAAATAACTCTAAGTTTACCACATGGTGAATATATTTTAAATTGGAATAACCTTAATAATACTAATACTAGTAACGGTGGTAATTCTGGGTATAGTGGTGATGGGTCTGATGGAACATTCGTAAATCTAGGTCAAATAAGTGATGATCTTTTAAGTATGAATTTAAAGGATGCTACAAGTCCAGATGTTGATGCTACTATTGAAATATTGGATAGTACTTCAGATGTTTCTAGTTGGGTAAGATCATATGTACCAAATACCCATGATACTACTCTTCCTGATGGAAGTTGGGAATATATTGCTGTTAAGCAGCATTGGACTCAATATATGAGAGATTATGCTGTATACAAATCTTATGATTTTACTGAAGCACCATTAGATACTTATCATCAAGAGGTTTATACATTTACCTTCTCTGATGCTGGTAATCAAAATAGAAAACCAGTAGGTGCTATAGACATTACACCAGGAACATTTAAACTTAGAATGCAGTCTGACAATAAAGCTAGATTGTATTGGAATAATACATTACAGTGTGAAACTTCTGAGTATGGTGGCGTTGATAATTTTTCTAATGATGCTGGTGAAACTCATGAGGCAGATATAGATATTCAAATGCCATCGGGTCTAACTTCTGTTACTGTTACTGTAAAAGCTGAGGTCAGAAATAGTTCAACAGATAGACTAGGAACTTTAATGCCTTTAAATTGGCAATATAATCCTGCAGGAATTGCGTGGACTCTTGAAGATAGTACTAATACTGTAATATGTAATTCTACTATGTTACCTGGAACTGCTAGACTTTCTCCTGCTGAAGTTTCTGTAAAGGTTGATAATACTTTTGCTGTTGTTAGTGGATGGTCTATTCCTTCAGATCCTCTTTGGGGCAATAATGTTAAAGATCAAAGATTTAATAATGATATAAGATTATCTCCAGGCAAGAGTATTCTAGATGGAAATGGAAACCCTGCTCATAATATTGCTTATTATGTAAGAGCTACTGGTCAAAGTAATGATCCAGCCGATGAAGAAGTAATATTTATTAAGTAGAAGGTCAAATCTTAATGGATTATACATACCTTTGTATGGATTGTAAGCGAAACCTTATATTTTCTTAAGACCAGGGTGCGATTGACACCCTGTTTTTTTATGTTATAATGTCATCATGAGTGATATAAAACTCCATAACGATAATTGTATGAGTATACTCCCCACACTAGATAATGGGAGTGTTACTTTGACGTTGACTGATATACCTTATGATGAAGTAAATCGAGAGAGTGGTGGATTAAGAAATCTAGATAAGAGTCATGCGGATATAATTACCTTTCCACTAGATGAGTTTATAGACGAGATTGTTAGAGTTACTTCAGGGAGCATTTATATATTCTGTGGTTCGATTCAGGTATCACACATACGCAATAGGTTGATAGAACATGGACTGTCAGTACGGCATTGTATATGGGAGAAGACAAACCCATCACCTATGAACGGTCAGCATATATGGTTATCGAGTATTGAGAACTGTGTATATGGAAAGAAGTCTGGTGCTACATTCAATGAGCATTGTAGGTCTGCTGTATGGAGACACCCCATTGAGCATTACAAAGATCATCCAACACCGAAACCAGTTAAGTTAATGTCAAGACTGATAGAGGCGAGTTCTAACGTGGGAGACACAGTATTAGATCCTTGTATGGGATCAGGTGCTATTGGTGTTGCTGCCAAGCAATGTGCCAGAGACTTCATTGGCATAGAAATGAATGAGGAATACTATAAGATGACTGAAGAGAGGATTCTTAGTCACACAGAGAGCGTTTTGTCTTTCTTTTCTGAATAGCTTGACAAGTCAGGGTAAACCTGTTATTATATGATCAATCGGTTGAACAGCAGTTCGATTTGATTTAAACAGTAGTTTACTTTTTATTATTACTATGTCTACACATACACATACACCAATCGGCAAAAACGAAGTGCCTGATATTTCATTGCTTCCTAGTAAGGATGCAAGAAGAAAGTTTCGCACAGGAACCTATACTGAAACAGTAGCATTGGATTTAGATACCATTGATATAGGTGGTGGAACCGAGAAAAACAAAGCAAGATCTTTAGGAACCGATACAACCCATATCACTGATTTGCTTAACGAATTTACGAAAGGTATTCGTTACGAACAACTCCCTCCTATCGTGGTTAAAGAAGCATGGATGGGTGGAAACTATATGTTAGTTGATGGGTTCACCAGAGTAGCAGCACTAAAAGAAAAAGAGCAAGTTACATGGGTATTTGATGTCTATGAACTTGAGAAAGGTTATAACCTTAAAGATCTTCTTACTGAAATAGGATTGGGTGCTAACAATCACGTTGCCAGTAAAAAATCAAAACCAATTGATTTTGTCACACCAGGTATTGAATGGGTTGAGCGTCAACCTAAAGATACAATATCTAAAGTTCAAATCAAAGAGTGGATGAACAATATCCCTCATTCTTTCAGTACAGATCAGGTAAACAACACTGTTGATAAAATCTACAACCAAGTGTATCCTGATAGAACAGTTGCCACATTTACTGAAAGCCGTGCTGCCGTATATCTTGGTACTTTAGGATATTCTTCTAAAGGTCTAAAGGATGATGATGGATTACATGGTCGTACCTTTGCTGCTTCTTCAAACGCAACACATGGTCCTCGTAATTTCTGCCATATGTTAAAAGATTTCAAAGAAACTGGTAGGAGAACAAGAGTCAATCTTTTCGCACCAAACGGAACACCAGCGAAAGATATTCAAAACGTCATTGATGCACAAAAAGCGGAGTTCTTACTGTGGGCTGAAGCAATTCAGGAAATGGCAGTTCATATCAAAGCAGATAAGAATTGGGTTCCATTTGAATTTGGTGTCCGTCCATCACAGATAGTTGAGGTTGATCCTGATGGTGGAGTAGTTCCACTTTGTGATACAGCACCAGAACCAAATCCTAAAACTGAAGTTGATGAGTTTGCTGAGTTAGATACTACATTTAACCAGTAGGTCTATTGTCACAACCCCCTTCACAGGGGGTTTTTTTATGCTATAATATATTCAACTGAGAAACATTAATGCCATTACGTCCTCACCAACTTGATGCTTTGAGAGCTATGGCAATCCATGACAAAGGGCAGATTATAGTTCCTACAGGTGGTGGTAAGACCATGTGTATGATTAAAGATGCGATAGCACTTCTTAAGGGCAGTTCAAAGACTGTTGTTGTAGTTGCTCCTCGTATTCTATTAGCAGAGCAATTATCTTCTGAGTTCATGGAAGAATTTGTTAAGAATGACATGGAGCATATTCAAGTCATGCATGTTCATAGTGGTGAGACACATCATTATAGTTCTACCAAAAGCAATGATATTTACTTTTGGCATACGACAAGATGGTATGCTCCCAGAATTATATTCACTACCTATCATTCACTTGAGAAGGTTAAAGGTTCTACCGTTGATGTAGATACAATTTACTTTGATGAGGCACATAACAGTGTACAACGAAACTTCTTCCCTGCTGTTAAATTCTTTGCAACTCATAGGGCTAATAGGAGCTTTTTCTTTACTGCTACTCCTAAGCATAGCACTACTATCAAAAAAGCTGGAATGAATAACAGTAGGGTGTATGGTCAGGTAATCGTTAATGTACCAGCACCTAAGTTAGTTGATGAAGGTTATATCCTACCACCTAAAGTTGAGGTGTATAAGAGTCGTTTGCTAAGAAAGGATGAGATCTATGCTGATGTAGAATCTGAGCATATGATTGGTGCTATTGATAAGTTAGAAGTAGATAAGATTCTTATTTGTGCTAAGTCTACCAAACAGATTACTAATCTTTTGTATGCCTCTAAGTTTCAGGATGAACTTGCTTGGCGTGGTTACTCATGGATGACTATCACATCAAAGACAGGTGCTATCATTGATGGTGAGAAGGTAGGTAGAGATGAGTTCTTTGAGGTTCTTAATGCTTGGGGTAAGGATGATAATAAAAAGTTTGTAGTATTACACCATAGCATATTGTCAGAAGGAATCAATGTCAAGGGTCTTGAGGCAGCATTGTTCATGCGTAACATGGATTATATCACTATCTCTCAGACTATTGGTAGAGTAATTCGTTTAGGAAATGAGTATAAAACACATGGCAAAGTTTGTGTGCCAGTGTATAATAATGTTGGGATCTCTACTGCCAGAAAGGTTGAGGCAGTTGTTGATACCGTATTCAAAAAAGGTCAACCAGCAATTTCTGTCATTACACGATGAAACACATTCTATTTGATTTTGAAAAATGTTCCTCTGACATTTTAGATAATGAACTTTACATAAAGTTCAGTTTAGAAGGAGCAGCAGAAGTAGCAGGATGTAAAATCCTCAAGGTTGAAACT